ACCTACTGCGATCATCTCATCACTTAGAGTTAATGTACATTTTGTTTCAGCAAGAACAGGTTTCACTGATTCAAGAATATCCTCACAACTACGGTACTTGTATTTACCGAAAGTATTATACTGCCCTTTGGGGGCTTTCAGCTTTTGCTGAATGGTTACTAATTCTTTCATAATTCTGAAATTAATGGTTTGACTTTTAATTCTTTACATCCATAAAGTTATCTTTTATTGACAAGATGTGCAAACAGAAACTTCGCCATTTTAACGCCTTTTTTGTAACAAAAAACTGCCTGTACGATATTGTACAGGCAGAAAAGCATATGTTACAAAAAAGTCCAATGTACCGGATCGGCTACGCTTAAAGGGTGTACGGCTCCCGCTGATTTATGCACATCTAAATATGTGGACGGTGCCGGTATCGAACCGACCTCTTTACATTGTGCGCACTCTGTAATGTTTCATCCAAGAATACTGCCCGCCCAAATAAAAAAGATGTACTATTCTCACGAACCATTACATCTTATCATGATACAACACTAAATAAAGACACGACATCTATAACTGGTTAGGTGTGGAGAAACCCGGATTCGAACCGGGACGATAGATTACCTATGTATGACTTTCTTCAATCTATCTGCATACTTGCGTCTACCAATTCCGCCATTTCTCCAATTAAAAAAGGTACACTATTCTCACGAACCATGTACCAAACACACAAAATAAAACACGACAAAACTACTAAATAACTCTCACGAGCTTGTGAAGCTTGCAGGACTCGAACCTGCACTGGGTGTCTACTTTCTCGAAGGGTCCTACGATACTCATATACAGATTTCCACTGAACCAACTCTGATATTGAGTGCGCCTACCAATTACGCCAAAGCTTCATAGTCTACACAGAGCTCACCGTGTCGCATGGAGAATGTTACTCAAAGCTATCTATATCACTTATTTTCACAAACAGTTTCCACCGTCGCACGTCCGCGTGTAAAGAGATGTGTAGAGACCTTCTTCAATAGAATCAGAAGTGTGGACGGTACAGGAATCGAACCTGTCTCAATCGTTATAAATTGGTTGCGCAACACAAAGCTTTAACCGATAAGCTAACCGTCCGTTTTTAAGTGAACTATTCTCACGAACCGTCCACTTGGAAACACAAACACAAAAATAAAAAACATGGCAAACAATTATTTAGCTATTATAAGCCATTGTGGGGCAGTTTAGGAGTCGAACCTAAATAATTGCATCTGCAATACATAAAGCACTTCGTACGCTTTCTTTATGCTCTCTTTTCCATTGAGAATACCTCCCCGTATTTGCCACATCAACGCTATGATGTGGACTTCAAGTTCTAATACTATGAAAAACATGAGTTCACTCTCACGAGTTACTTTGCTCCCGGATAGCCGATCAAAACACACCGGGATAGATGTAGAACACTTAAATCAAATAAATAAGGGACTCACACCCCACGAAGCTCCTTACTTCGGTATTGTTAGTTAAACATAAATGAGAATTATCTCTGTGAAGGAACCCGGAATCGAACCGGGATGAGTTGTCATGCTCACTACATCTAAGGGCTGACATTCCCTATTGTTGAGTAGCGCGTCTGCCTCTTTCGCCATTCCTTCAATTCGTAGCCGGACACTACCGGCTACTTTGATTGATTTGATATATTCACCCTCACGGGTTACTTAACTCATTTAGAGTTGAGCCGGGAAACGGATTCGAACCGCTGACCTCATGTAAAACATGCGCTCTACCAATTGAGCTACCCCAACAAGTGCCCGGCGAACCGGGCTAATCATGACTAATAAAATTAAGCAATGCAAACCTTCACAGGCTATCTTTATTTTGTTTCTTATCTTCATAGATGAATCTTACAGCCAATAGCACAACAACAATAAAGAATATGATATACGACCAGGCAATATCACTTCTTGTTGCTTCGATTCCTCCACCTATATACATAGCTACCAGTAAGGCAACTACCGTAAAAATGTTATGAACGATTTTCAATGTTTTCATTTTTTCCGTTTTTTACGTTTGACTTTCCTTGCACACCGACAATGCAGCAATACTTGAGCAGCATTACAATGCCATTTGCCATTCTGAACATTTGCAGGCTTATCACTTTCAATCTTACCTGCCTCAATGAGACTAATCAACTTTTTCTCGCCCCCTACATAGTATGCTGACTTATCTTTCCCGAATATCTCTGTCGAAAACAAACGGAGAATATTATCCAGCAATATTTCAGCCATTTCCCCCCTAATAGTTTCCATAGTCCTAAAATAGCTGGTTACTCAATTCTTGTCACAGTGACAATACCATTATCTTTATCAGATTTAATGCCCCATTTCTTGTCAGGCTCTTTATCCTTTAATCTGTAAGATATTAGGTTAAGGATATATGCCCTATTAGAAATTGGAAAAATTTCTTTTGCGTCTTTTTCCATCTCACGAATGACGCACATAATACTTTTCTTCTTTTCTTCCATTATTGTAGTATTTATGAATTAATAAAAGGAGCGATGAGCGGATTCGAACCGCCGACCTCTGCTTGTGGTGCTCTTCCGTTAAGCTAAGAGTATTTCTTGAGAGACTCGAACTCTCAACCATCCACCACACACAGCGCTCTAACCAATTGAGCTACATCGCTCTTATATGTTATTCACTTTAATTCTATCTATATACTTACCGAAATCCTCTGCTATTCGGTTACAGGGTATTTTTTGCACCTCGCTTTTATTGCTGATTGCGGTGCTACTCCGGTGTACCAAACCACCGTCTTACTACAGCCCACTACCTACTCTCACGAGCTTCGTATTCCTGCTACGTAAGCCATATATGTTTTCCAAAATGTCAAAGAACTCTTCTCTGTGTTCCCAGTCTCCTTTCAAAGGCAGGCTCAAAGGCCAGACTGGGTACCGGATAACCGGTGGTTTGGTTTGACTTAGTGAGGGTTAGTTAGTAGCTTCATTGGTAATCGCACGAAGAACAACAGAAGCAGCATTCAGAGATTCTTTAACCTTTGCAAGCTTATTGGACTCACTTTGCCACCATCCTTTGTACATGTCAATCGATTCTTTCTGTACTTTTACTTCATTTTTCAATGATTCATTTTCAGCACGTAGTTCCTTAATAATCTTCTCATTCTCGATAGCTTTCGCTTTCAATTCAGCTCCATCAGTAGCACTTTTATCAAGACTCGTAGACAGTTCCTCTACTTTCTCAATTAGCTGTGCTTTAGTCATTGCTTGTAGTTCCATAATAATTGTTTTTTATGATTGATTTGATTAGTTACTTAGTCACATATCCCATAACCAAGTTTCCACAAGGATCGCTGTAAAAGTCAGAAAGAGAAAGATTCTTCTTTGGGAATAAGGTTCCCTCTGCAGCAGCTTTGTGCATATCTTGCTCTGCAAAATATTCATCCATTTTTAGATGAGCATCAATCCATGAGGTTCGTAGAGCAGATTTTAAAGAGTATCCATAGTTACGAACATAAACCCAAGCTCTTTGCATTATTGCTTTTACATTGAACTTGCCATCAACGATAAGTCTGTAATCTCTCTTTTTGGAGTTACTTTTCTCTCTTTTCGGTTGGATATTTGCTATTTTATTCATACTTTTGGAGTATTGATTGATTGATGATGCAAATATATTCTCATTTGAGAGTGTATGCAAATTTTACACCTTAAAAATATTCCCATTTGAGAGTATTTAACGTTTGATTGATTTGATATGATTAGTAGAATTAAAGAGATTATTGCCTATTACAGCTTGAGTAATAGAGCTTTTGCCATTAAATGTGGTCTTAAAGACAATACATTCATAAATCAGCTAAATGGCGTACGAGAAGTAAGTTTAAATACTATCAATGCTATTTTACTCTCGTTTGAAGACATATCAGCAGAATGGCTACTGCGCGGAAAAGGACAAATGTTGCTTTCTGAAGTGAATAATGATGCCCAAAATATTGAGCGTGTAACTCGACTTGCAGATACCATAGCAAATCTTCAAGGAACAATTAACGAGCAAATGAAAACTATTCAACTTCTAACAGAGGACAACAAAAAGGTTAGAGGCGAATTAGCTATGCTAAAGAATGAACGTAATGCCGGATAAAACTTACACATATATGAAGAATACTTTTTTTATACTATCCTTCTTATTGGTAGTAATACTTTGTTCATGTTCAGATGACAGTATTAACTTAGCAGGAACAACATGGACTTCTACAAAAGATTGGTATGGCAAAACTCGATTGTCGTTTGAAGAAGAGACTCCTTATTTAAGACCTTTCTTTGCTATATCTTTTGGTTTAAAATCTTTCACAATATATAATGTTGCAGATGATAATGAGGATTTAGAATATGAATGGAAAGAGACGGTATCAGGTAAATACTCTATAAACAACAATATAGTGAATCTAATAGTAGAGAAAGACAATCTAACAATCCCCTGTGAAATAGAAGGAAATGTTATGTATTACAGTGATACTATGAAGTTATATAAACAGTAGAATAAATAATCTAATCATTATATGCGTCAAATTAGAACTGCACCACCTAAAGATGAAAGAGAATATCCTTTAGTTATAACGGCTGAAGAAAAGGATAAAATATTAACAGCTCTATTAAAGAAAGCAAATGGTACTGAAAAAGCAGCATTGAAATATGAAGATATTCCTGAACTAAAAATAAACAAAGCCCAGTATAAGACTGTCATTGACGGTTTCAAGACTGATGGACTAATTAAAGAGAAAGGATATTCTGAAATTTATGAATTTACAGATAAAATTCATACTATTAAAGAGAAAGGAGGTTTTGAGAGACAAATAGAGCTATTCCATAAACAGGTAGAACAACTCCATAAGTCGTTAAACGAAGAAGAGAAGAGCAAACTATTAAAGTTTCTTGAGAAAACAAATACAGGATTAGAAACTGCAAATAATCTTGAATCATTTATTAAGATTATAAGGAACGTTTTACTCCTCTTTAGCTAG